GAGTCGGGTCAGCATCGTCTTCAGCGACGTGCCCGCATCGCTGCCCTTGATGCCCATGTCCGCCATCGCGGCCAGCGCAGCCGTCGTGCCCTGCAACGACTGGCCCGACACGGCGGCCTGCGACGCGGCCTGCGTCAGAGCCTGACCCAGATCGGACACGTCGGCGGCAGAGGCGTTAGCCGCGCCCGCCAGCGCATCCGCGATCTGCGACGACTGCCCGGCGGACAGGCCGAACGAGTTCATCGACGCGACGATCTGCGTGCCCGCGTCCGCGAGTTGCAGCCCGCCCGCAGCGGCCAGCGACATAGTCGCGTTCAGCGCGCCGCCGGAGATGGCAGCCGGGTCGAACCCGCCCTTGGCCAACTCCACCATCGCCTGCGCCGCCTCGTTCGCGGAGAACTGGGTCGATGCGCCCATCTGGATGGCCAGGTCGGACAAGTCCTTCACCTGCGACGCGGGAAGCCCCACCGCCTGCGCCACCTGCGACATCGACGACTCGAAGTCCGACGCGGTGCGCAGCGCCGTCCCCCCGGCCAGCATCAGCGGCGTCGTCAGCGACAGCGACGCCATTGCGCCCGTCTTCGCGGCGCTGTCCCCGAACGAGTTGAGCGACGACCCGGCGCGCGACATCTTGTCGGACACCGTGGAACCGAAACTCTGCGCAGAGTTGCCGAACTGGGCTAGGGAGTCCTCGGCCCGCTTGATGGCCGTGGTGAAGCCGGACGTGTCCGCCTTCAGCCGTGCCAGCATCTCAATCGCGGCCATAGGTCACCTTCGCTTCTTAGACGCTTGCTCCTGCTCCCATGCCCTCACCTGTTCCAACGCCTCCCACTCCGCCAGTTCATGCGCGGTGATGGGGCGGTGCCCTCCCGACCCGTACAGCAACTCGCCCACCGTCCTGTTCAACCGCTCGGCGAGTTCATACACGAACCGTCTATGCGGCTTCTTCAGGAAACGCGGCGGCGGCGGCGTCGCGCCCCTCCTTGTTCTCGAAGCCCGACAGGCGCATACCCGCGTTCGCGAGACGGTCGATGGCGTTCGCCGACTTGGACATGAGGGCATCCCGGTCGCCGTCCTCGAACACCCGCAGCCCCTCATCGGGGTCGTAGGTGCAGAGGATGACCACGTCCGGGTAGATGACCTTCAGGTCCACCTCACCCGTCTTCGTGTTCACAGCCGACTCCAGCAGACGGGTGCGGTCTGCCCCGGTCATGCCGCGAACCTCCAGCGTCACATCCCATTCGGGGATGTCCACCGACTCCGACGGGATGTCGTCCTTGGCGAAGATGCTGTCTCTCAGGGACACAGGGTCACGCTCCTAGCGGTAGTAGGGCACACGGGCCACGGTGACAGTGAGTGATGGTTATGCCCAGGTTCCGACGGTCACATCGCCGGTGTTCTGCGCCTCCAGCGAGAACGTGACAACGTCCCCGACGGGCGAGGACACCTCGTACGACGTGATGATGCACTCCCCCGAATACTTCTTCCGCCCGCTGGTCGTGCCCTCCGGACCGTACTCGAAGGACAGCGACGCCTGCGTGCCGGTCTGCAACGCGGCGATAGCGCCGTTGATGGTGGTGTCCACCGTCGCATCCCAGGTGCCGGACAGGGAGAACGTGGAGTCGGACAGGCCCACGACGTAGGTCTTGGAGTTCTGGCCGAACGAAGTCGTCTCGCCAGTCTCCACCTCGCGGGGGAAGCCGATCTCGTTGAGGACGTTGGACAGGTCGGTAAGCACGCCGCTGCTGTTGTCCAACTTGAACGCGGCGCCCTTGCCGTGGCGGAAGGTGGGCATTGTCACTCCTTGTGATTAGTTGCGTGCGAAGGCGATGTGGTAGGTGATGGCGCCGGTGGACGCCGTGACGGCAACCCCCCGGACGTAGCGGTTCACAGTCCCCGACACGGCCACACGACCGCTCGTCCGGGTATTGGCACCGGCGGTGATGGTGACGCCGGACAAGTCGGCCCAGGTGGAGTTGTCGGCGGAGTGCTGCACCTTCAGGGTGGTGGACCCGCCGTTTGCGTTGGCCGTGACATGGAAGTTGGCGACGCCCCCGTTCGCCGACGACGCGGTGTTGTCCTGCGCCGTGCCGTTCGTCGTGGTCGCCGTGGACACCGTGCCCGACGCCAGGATGAGGCCCGTCTGGATGCCGCCGTTCGCCTGGAACTCTGCGGAGATGGACACCACATCCCCCACCGGGGACGACACCTCGTACGACGTGGACTGCACAGCCGCGATCTTCGCCGGGTTCCCCACCGTCAAACCGGCCATGGCGTACGTCAGGACACCGTCGGTGTCGCTTCCCAGCGACGCGGACAGCACCGGATCGACACCCTCCGACCCCGCCGTGGAAGTCGCCTCGAACAGGCCCGACGCCGACATGGTCCCATCGTTGAGGCCCACAACATACGTCTTGGAGTTCTGCCCGAAAGCAGTCGTCTCACCCGTCTCCACCTCGGTGGACGACGACATCTCGTTGAGGAACGACGACAGGTTGTACTGCGAGTACAGGATCGCGGTGTTTTTGCCGTGGCGGAAAGTTGGCATCAGGCGTCCTCATCCTTGTCGGCGGCGACGATGGCGCCGCAGTCCAGCAGCCACTTCAGCGACTTGGCGGGCAGGTCGGACACGACATCCCCAGCCTCGGCGCGCTTGTTCGGCGGATAGTCGATGCCGACGACCGCCCGATACTTGGACGCGGGCTTGTCTGCCATCCCGGTTCCTTCCCGTAGGTATGCGGCAGCCCCGCACCTACGGGGCCACAGGGCACGGGGCAGGTTCGGGGCCACAGGGGCACGCTGTCTGACGAATGCAGTCTATGGCATGGCGGGGGCTGTGCGCGCCCCCTTCACGGCCCGATTATGCGGGCGAATCATCCAGCCCGGCGACACCCTCACCGTTCACCGCCTTGCAGCGGTTGCAGCGGATGCGCCACGGCGATGTGACCATCTCCGCGAGGAGACGTTTGCAGCGCCAGCAGCGCGGCGACTTGACGGTGGACGCCCCAGCCGACCCGTACGGGTTCCCCATCAGTCCACCTGCCCGCAGTCGGGGCAGATGCGCCGCTGCACCCCGCCCATAGCGGTGACGGTGGCGGCGTTCTCGTGCAGGCACTCCCCGGCAGCCTCGGCGGCGGTGCGCTGCTTCCACACCAGGCGCGCCGTCATCACAGCGGCCAGAGCCTCATCCAGCGCCTTGCCCACCGGGTCGGTGATGTCAGGCATCAGCCATCACCTCGAAGTTGGCGGACACCAGCGGCCTGTCCTTCTCGTCGCGGCCCATGTCGTTGATCCACGCGACGGGCACGATGCGCAGCACCCGCCCGGACGCCCACGTCACATCCACCACGGCTGACAGGACGGCGAGGGCGTCCAGCGCCGCATCCCGCGCCGTCGGGTAGTCGTCGCGCCCGGCACGGCACACCACCTGTAGGCGGGGGCGGGCCAGCATGGTGCCCATCGTCTCCTTCGGCGCGGACCCGGCATACTCGAACAGGGCGGTGCAGACATCGGGAGATTGGGGCAGGACGGACAGGAAGATATCCGTTCCGACGGTGCCCAGCCCGTTGTCCTCCAGATGGTCGGCGGCATCCTCCAGCACACTCATGCCAGCAGCCTACGCGCCGCCAGGGCCGGTGCCAGCGCCTTGCGCGCAGCAGACTCCACGCCCCACACGATGATCGCCCCCGCCATCCACACCAGCCCGAATGCCGCGTGGGGGATGTCCTGCCACCTCATGCGTCCACATCCTTGTTGTCGTCCTCGTCGTCGGACCTCACGAGGAACCGCTCCACGAGCCGCAGGTGGTAGCCCTTCGGCAACAGGGCGTCCAGCAGCCGCAGCGCGGCTATGACTGCGGCGCCGATGACGACCGCCCACGTCTGGTCGCTCACCGCGCGCTACGTTCCAACAGCCAGGCCCCGCCGGACGCCACGCACCAGACGACGGACAGCAGCGCGGCGATGGTGCCCGCGCCGCCCTCCATGAAGACGATGGCGGCGCGTGCGGCGAACACTCCGGCGGTAAGGAGCAGCCCCGCCCTCATGGTGCGGTCGGACTGCGCCCACCATCCATGCCACAGCAGCAGGCACGCGGCGAGCGCCGCCCACCCGAC